TATCTGTTCAAATCCAGGTTTTCTTTTGGAAAGACTTAATACACAGATTATTTCGGCAAACAATTTTCGGATATTTTGATTATTACGAGCATCAATGTCTGCTATAAATGTCCCTTGATTCATGATATTTTTGAAATTATTATACCTCATTTCTACATATATCGCAATCTTTGGATTACCCAAATGTATATGTTTTGATATATAATATAAAATAATTTCCCATAAATCCGAGAAATGCCCCGCACATAATAGTTCACAACACCAATAACAAGCAGGCTCTATCGTTTCACCCAACATACATTCGACCATTTTTTGTTTTACATCGGTTTTTTTGAAATTAGAAAATGATATTCCTTTGAAATCTGGCGATGAACGTATATCATTTATTTCAAATGAATCGTCGTAAGATTTATGTTTTTGTTCATTCGTATGTATTTGAATCGGTTGTTCTATTACATCTGGATTATATGTTAAGTTATTGTTTTCACTAGTCATCTTTAAATATATATAATAATAATATAAATATAAGTTTATATTGTTATATAACTAAAATGGATAAAATATGGATAAAATGCATATATCATACGCTGGGAATGAATAATGATGTATCAAACCATATCATCAATTCAGACGATAGATGGAATGATGTTCACTGTAATAAAGAATATAATATTTATACGCAACCGAATTATTACATTATTTATTATTCGTTTGATATTATTGATAACCCACAAAAAAAAGGTCATATCGTAAGATGGAATAATATTATCAGTAACCTTTTTATTAGTGATGAAGATAGGGAGAAATTATGGAATATTTATGTTGAGAGCCGGAAAAAATACAATGTATTATCTCGATTTGCGAATAGGTGTAAATATAAATCTATCTCCGTGAAAGTATCTCACGATTTAAACATGGAAGAAATAAAATTAAATCCATATATATCCACCACTATATTTCAAGACGGTGCTCTTTATTATTTCACCATTAGAGATTTGATTAAGATTTGTGAATCCTCATTGGGATTTTGTGATGAATTTTTCTCGGAAGCATATTTACCCAAGAACCCCTATACAAATAAAGAGTTCTCATATCCAATTCTATATCGCATTTACAAAGCAATACGCTTTTCGAATTATAAAATACCCTTTTTGATGGAAATGTTCTACCGTTCCAATTTTGATATTGAGTTATTTAAGTTTTCAAATGATGTCTTTATTCGTGAACACTGTATCAAAAGTTTTGTGAAAAATGGTTCTTGTGATGAGCATTATCAGTATATTCAAGAAATGTTGGAAATGCAGTGTTTTGATGAATTATTTGATTTTAATTGTGATTTCCCCGAATCAGTTATTGTATATGCTTTAAAACCCTATATGTTTATGTATATTATATATCGTTATTCTTTACGTACAGCGGAAAGAAAAAATGATTATCGAATTTTATTGAAACGATCACTCATCGAATTCAAACAAGCGAATCCTACATTCGGTAGAAATATTACCAAATTAGAAAGAATATTTGATTATGATATAAAAAAATGGGTGAAACAAACAAAATCTGTTATAATTACTGATTTTATAGAAACAAATGTGAAACTTCCAAAATTTAATGAATTGGTTCCGGATATTATTATAAAAACGGGAAATGTATTCGGTAATATATTAAATTATTTGAATAGTGATTGCGATTATTAAATATTATATCATTTAGATGTTTTTTATCATTATATATATAATGGTAAAAACACGAAAAAAACATAATAATAGAAAAAAACGTAATACACAACGGAAAAAAAGACGTAGTACGCAGAAAAAAAGACGTTCTATGCGTAGAAAACTTATTATGAAAAAAATATTTAGTGGCGGAGCAATTCCTACATTATATAACGGTAGGCGGGTAGGAAAAGGGACTTCTAAAGAAATTTTTGAATTACTTGATTGTAATACGGTTCACGATAAACTAGCGGTAAAAATTTCATATTTAACTGATAATGAGCGGAAAAATAATATATACGAATATATGTTATTAAAAATATTATTCTCACAAGACCCTAACACATCAGTACAAGTTAGTTATTTACATGATGTGGAAAGTGATTTTGGGGATAATGGAACTATCACTTATCGTGTAGAAAAATGTGATAATATTGAACTTGGTACTGGTGATGATCAAAAAAAAATATATAGTGAGAATATTATATTAATAGAAAAAATAAAAAAAAAATATCCGACAGTCAAATTAGACACATCTGAAGATGTTGCTATTGTGGAGGAGGAGGAGGAGGAGGAGGAGGAGGAGGAGGAGGAGGAGAAGGAGAAGATTCGCAAGGAGGAAGAGAAGGAGGAGGTGAAAACGGATATTATATCATTTTTAGAAAAAATTATTAAACTTTCTAACATTCAAATACCCCTCGAAAAAAACTGGGAATTTACCGAAGAGGAGACTACAATTATTACCCCTGGTATGATAGCAGATTTTGAAAAACGTTTTGTCCCAGGTAAAAGCTATTTTAATTCTGACTGTAAACCTGATAATTTTTGTTATCAAAAAAAATCGGATGACGTTACCATTAAAATCATGGATGTAAGTGTATACTTATTTTATGAAGTTGCGGGTAAAGACACGTTTAATGTAGACAAGGGGGAAGTCAATATACAAATCACGAAGGATATCTTGCGTTGTTATGTATTTTTATTGTATTTTGGAAAGATAGTATATTATTATCATCATAAAAAAGAAAACATAAACTTAATATTAGAAATATTTAAACAAATTTCTTCAAAATTTGTAACCAAAGACGCATTACAATTTATTTATGATAATTTAGGAAAATACCACCAGTTATCCGAAGGGGTCTTGAACTGGAATTCTGATACTAGGCCTGCTCCTGATAAAACCAAGGGTGCGTTTATTAACAACATTAATAGGTTTATTGATGCAACATTAATACCCGGAGAAAAAGAAGCTTCACCAACGGGTGTAGACAAAGTACATGAAGCTAAACGCACGCCCATCAGCTCTAAGCCTAGAGACTCAAATCCATTCGCCCGTTCAGGTAAGAAAGCTAAAGAACCGAGGAAGAGGGGTCCCACAGTACAGCCCACAGTACACCAAGACCACAGAAGGGCACATAATCCTTTGAATAACCGCCTTCGTGAGCAAATACTATACGACCATCACACGACGCTTCCGCAATCGCAAACCATTTTTATGTTCGGTAATAATGACCGGTATGGACATAAGTAACACCCCACATACTTACTCGACAATAAGACGAGGAACAATATTAATCGTCTGTAACTCCTGCTGCATAAGTTTATACGCATAAGGAATATCCACTTTTGCGAAGTCAGTTGTATTACTACAAGTGGAGCAGTTATGAACAGTGAAACTGTCTTGTTTAAACCCACGTTTCGAACCATCATTATAAGATGCGATCATACCACAACGTTTACAAATATGAACACTATATTTGTCCGAAACATCATACAATCTCTCTTTACAAAATCTCGAAATACCGTGTGATATCATAACATCTCTCTCCATCTCACCAATTCTGAATCCTCCATCACGACTTCTACCTTCAGCAGGCTGTCTGGTCAGATTCACCATCGGTCCAATAGAACGACTATGTTGCTTATCATTTACCATATGCTTGAGTCTTTGATAAAATACAGGTCCCATGAAAATGTCGGTTTCCATTTGTTGTCCAGTGAGACCATCATATAATACCTCATTCCCATAACTCTCATAACCCAAATTTTGTAATTCATCCGAAATCGTCTTGATGTCTAGATTACCAAAACTAGTGCCGTCTCCGAATAGTCCCAATTCGAGTAGAACCTTTCCTAATAGAGTTTCTTTCAACTGTCCAATAGTCATTCTAGACGGAATAGCATGAGGATTGATGATAATATCTGGACGAATACCATCTTTGGTAAAGGGCATATCACATTCAGGAATGATATTACCAACCGTTCCCTTTTGTCCGTGACGGGATGATACCTTGTCTCCCAAAACAGGTTTTCTTAATGTTCGAATACGCACCTTCGCAAAGTTATATCCGTCACCATTTCTGCCCGTATAATTTTTGTCGATATACGTTTCTTCAGCAGTTCGAAAGGTCTTACTCTGGTCCTCGTATTTAATCGTCTTTGTAGGGTCATTGCGATTTTCCTTAATAGGCACGATTTTCGCAATAATTACATCGCGGTTCTCAACCAACGTATTTTCTGGGATGAATCCTTGTGTGTTTAGTTTATCGTAATTACCAAACTTCACACTCTTTGTCTTTGCCGGATTAGGTTTACAACGAATAATCTCATCACGGATAATATTCTTATCCTCATCCTTTTCAGTATGATAAATAGTTGCCGAGAATAGTCCACGGTCAATCGAGCCCTTATTGACCAATACAGAATCCTCTTGATTATATCCAGTATGAGACATGATTGCGACGTGAATTTGTGTTCCCGAGGGAATTTTATTCAACTTTATCATATTCATTAGACGCGTATCTACCAAAGGTCTAGATGGATAAGATAATACATAGGCGGTCTTGTCCATACGTTTGTCGTAATTTGTAGCGTAAATACCCATTGCCTGCTTACCCATAGCACACTGATATGTGTTTCTGGGTGCCTGATTATGATCGGGAAACGGAATACATGATGCTACAACACCGAATATCAAACTCGAATGAATTTCACAATAGGAATAGTTTAATATCTGGTCTTTTTGAACATATTCATTCTCCTTTGTTTTCATCGCAATTGTCGAAAATTCTTGCTCATCTGGATCTATATATTCAATGACCGACTTGTCCAATCGACATTCTGTAAGCAAATCGTTCCAATTCAGTTCATTTTTAGAAAGTTTCTGAATAATATCATTTGTAATAAGAGCCTTATTATTCTCAACACGTAGAACCGGTCGAGTAAGTCTTCCGCCGTCATTACAAATACGAATTTCAAGTTTTTTATAATCAAACACAATGGATGTGTAAATATTAATCACACCCTTACATTTCTTATCACGTAGGTCTTTATAGCACTCGACCGGTTTCTCACTAATACCAATCCAACATCCATTCACAATGACTTTCACCTTACCATACAATTGCTTTGCTGTCGCGTCTTCTAGTGTAGTGATATGGGGTGTAATATAATCATACAAAGTTGTGCTTGTAGTCGGGATTGTAATATGCGCCATATAACTAATATTCTTAACAACACCAATCGACTGACCCTCTGGTGTTTCTGCTGGACAAAGGAACCCCCATGTTGTATTATGTAGTTTTCTGGGTGCGATAAGTTCTCCGCTCTTCTCTAGAGGCGTATTAATACGTCTCAAATGACTCAAACTAGACGCATATGTTAGTCTGTTT